GGAACCTGCTTGTATCATGGCGTGATACAAAGAAGGCTGTCTGGTCAACGGCGGTCAAGGTTTTGACGACGACGCTTTTGATGTTCATCCTCGCGGCCGTCGGCTTTTATGTGAAGAATAACTCGGGGCCGCAGTGATATGAACCGCGCCAGTATGGCCAAACAGGTGGATACTTCTGTGGCTGGGAAAGACGCTTGCTACGATAAGGTCAAGGCCCGTTATAAGGTCTTCCCGTCGGCCTATGCCAGCGGGGCTCTTGCCAAGTGCCGCAAAGTTGGTGCAGACAAGTGGGGCACCGGGTCCAAGAAGTCTGCCAAGAAGGGCGCGGCCAAGAAGTCGAGGACGTTCTGATGGCTGTCCGCAAAACAGAGAAGGGCGCAGCTCTTCGCCGCTGGTTCAAAGAGGACTGGAAGGACGTTCGCACCGGGAAGGCTTGCGGCCGCCAAGAGGGCGAGAGCCGCGGAACCCCATACTGCCGCCCAAGCAAGCGGGTGAGCGAGAAGACCCCGAAGACGGCATCGGAGATGACGACCTCGGAGAAGCGTGATAGAATCGCACAGAAGAAGAGCTTGGGGCAGCCCGCTGGCGCACCGAAGCGTGTCAAACCTCTGAGGAGAAAGCCATGATGTACGGCAAGAAAAAGGGCGGCAAGGGCTGCTCGGCAGATATGGTCAGCCCGCGCAAGGCTATGGCCATGGGCATGAAACCTGCGGGCGGCAAGAAGCCTGCCAAGAAGGGCATGAAGTAAGTCATGACAACCTCAGGGACCCGGACGTTCAATCTGGACGTCGGCGAGCTTATTGAAGAGGCGTTTGAGCGGTGCGGGCTTGAGGTCCGCACAGGCTACGATGCGCGCACGGCACGGCGGTCCCTGAACCTGATGCTCGCAGAGTGGGCAAACCGGGGTCTCAATCTGTGGACCGTGAGCCAAGCCACGATCACCGTGACTCAAGGCGTTGCGACCTACACGGTCAGCGCCGACCACGCGGACATCCTCGAGGTAGTCCTGCGTAGAAGTGGTACGGATTACGAGGTCGAACGGATCAGTCGCAGCGAATATTTTTTGCTGCCCAATAAGACCACGCAGGGTCGGCCGTCGCAGTTCTACTACGACCGCAAGATTTCCCCGGTCATCAACCTGTGGCAGGTTCCGGAGAACTCGACCGACCAGATCGTCTACTACTACGTCCGCCGCATCGAGGACGCAGGAACTTTGCAGAACACCACGGACATGCCGTGGCGGTTCTATCCGTGCATGGTTGCGGGCTTGGCCTACTATCTTGCCATGAAGCGGGCCCCGGATCGGATGGGCATGCTCAAGGCGGTGTATGACGAAGAGTTCACGCGCGCGGCCGAGGAAGACGAAGACCGGGTGCCGCTCAAGCTGCAACCTGATGTTGCCTATCTGAGGTTCTGATGCCATACGCCAGTGGGAAACATGCTTGGGGTCTTTCGGATCGCTCCGGCTTCCGCTACCGCCTGCGCGAAATGCGCAAGGAGTGGACCGGGTTGCTGGTCGGGCCGGACGAGTACGACCCCAAGCATCCGCAGCTCTTCCCGCCAAAGGCCTATCCTGACCCGCAGGCGCTGCGCAATCCTCGCCCCGAGCAGGACTTGGTAGAGCAAAGAAACGTCCAGTGGAGCTGGGACCCAGTCGGAGGCCCCCCGGACAACGGGATCAACCCTCCGAATAACCTGCAGGCCCAAGGCTCCGTTGGAATAGTTATGGTGGTGACCACATGAGCCTTACCTACGCCCAGCTGAAGCAGGCCATTCAGGACTACACGCAGAACACGGAAACGACTTTCGTGAACAATCTGCCGCTGTTCATCCGGTTCTCGGAAGAGCGCATCCTGAAGACCGTGCAGCTTAGCCTGTTCCGCAAGAACGCGACCACGACGGCTACGACGAGCAACCAGTTTCTGGCTTGCCCGTCAGACTTTTTGGCCCCGCTGTCGCTGTCCTACACGACCTTGGGCGACAAAAACTTCGTCGAGTTCAAAGACGTGAGCTTCATCCAGACGTACAACACCGATCCAACGGACACTGGGCAGCCCCGCTACTATGCGCAGTTTGACGTGGACAACTTCATCCTCGCCCCCACCCCGGCTGCGGCGTATGTAATGGAGTTGCATTACTTCTATCGTCCGGCCAGCATCACGTCCGGCCCGGAGAACGGCACCACGTGGCTGAGCGACAACGCTGAACTGACGCTGCTTTACGGCGCGCTGGTAGAAGCGTACATTTTCATGAAGGGCGAGCCCGACATGATGGCGCTGTACGAGAAGCGCTTTGTCGAAAGCCTGACGGCGCTCAAAATGCTGGGCGAGGCGAAAGAAACAACTGACGAATACCGTAAAGGTATGGTCATCAGGGCGAAAGAATGATGGTCGGGGCATCGCTGGAACTTCCAAGGGACGTCCCCGTCGTAGGGGTCAAGACCACGAGCGGCCGGGGCTTCACGCCCGAGGAGCTCGCAGAGTTGTGCGCGGACAAGATCGTGTTCGTCGCCGACACCGCGCCGCAGGAAATTCGGGATCAAGCCCGTGCGTTCAAGGTGCAGGTACAGAAGGTTGTCCAACTGTATTTGCAACAAGCGGTTCGCAGTGACCGCACAACCGTGTATAATGCGCTCACTGAGGCTGGGCATCCCCAGCTTGCCGAGTTTATCAGGAGACTCTAACCATGGCTTTCACGGGCAACTACATGGCGACTAGCTTCAAGCAGCAAATTCTTGAAGCCGTTCACGACTTCCGCCTAACTGGCGGCGATACCTTTAAGTTGGCGTTGTACACCAACTCGGCCTCGTTCACGGCGGCCACCACGGCCTACACCACGTCGGACGAAGTTTCGGCTTCGGGTTCGTACTCGGCTGGCGGCGGAACATTGACCCGGATCGATCCGACCACTTCGGGTACGACCGCGTTCACCGACTTTGCGGACTTGACGTTCACCTCGGCCACGATCACGGCCCGCGGTGCGCTGATCTACAATTCGACGCCCACCCACACCTACACCAATCCGGCGGTGGTTGTGCTCGATTTTGGATCGGACAAGACTTCGACGGCGGGCGACTTCACCATCGTGTTCCCTGCCGCGGACGCAAGCAACGCCCTGATTCGGATTGCTTAAGACATGACCGATGTCGTCGTCCCCTTCACCGGCTGGGGCCGAGCGGGGTTCGGCGAACTCGCTTGGGGCGAAGGCAGCGTTGCTGTCGGCTTTGCCACGGGCGAAGTCGGTAGCGTCACGGTCACGACGACCCAGAACATCCTCGTCAACGTCACGGGCGTAGCGGGGACCGGGGAAGTCGGGACGGCGACCGTAGAGGCGGATGCCTCCGTTGTCGTCACAGGCGTCTTTGGCACTGGTCAGGTTGGCAGCGTCACGGTCACCGAAGGCTCTGGCGTCCTCGTCGACGTCACGGGCGTCGAGGGCGTGGGTCAGGTCGGCACGGCGGGCGTTCAGGAGTCGGTCTCTGTCAACGTCACTGGCGTTGAAGCGACTGGAGCGGTTGGAACGGCCGACGTCTCCGCCAAAGCCCGGGTCATCGTCACTGGCGTCTCGGCTACGGGGGCAGTAGGAACTGCTGGCGTCAACGGGGACGCCCGTGTTACCGTGTCTGGCGTTTCGGCGACCGGAGCGGTTGGGCAGGTTAAGGTGTGGGGGCGTATTGTTCCGAACCCCGGAAATGGGTATACTCAGATCAACCCGGACTCTGGTACAATCTGGACCGAGATCGCGGCGTAAGGGAACGACATGGCCAGCACGTACACAACGAACAGCGGTATCGAGCTCATCACGACCGGAGAACAGTCCGGTACTTGGGGCACGACGACCAACACCAACCTGTCGATCATCGACCGCTTGGTCAACGGCGTCGGGACGATCACCCTTTCGGGCACGACCCACACCCTGACGACTTCGGACGGGACGCTCTCGGACGGTCAGTACGCGGTGCTGGTGTTCTCGGGTTCACCGAGCGGAACCAACACGGTCACGGTCGCACCCAACGATGCGCAGCACCTGTACATCGTCAAGAACTCCTCGGGACAGAGCGTGGTTCTGACGCAAGGCTCGGGCGGCAACGTCACTGTAGCTAATGGCGACACTAAGGTTGTGTACTGCGACGGCGCTGGAGCGGGGGCCGCGGTTGTAGACCTCACGGCCGACTTCGCCATGTCGAGCGTCAACATCACTGGCGGCTCAATTACTGGCATCACCGATCTGGCTGTGGCCGACGGTGGTACTGGCGCTTCGAACCAAGCTGATGCGCGCACGAACCTTGGTCTCGTGATCGGCACCAACGTCTTGGCCTACGACGCAAACCTGCAGTCGTTCGTCAACACCTTCACCCTGCCCACGACCGACGGCACGAGTGGGCAGGTTATCAGCACGGACGGTGCTGGGACCCTTGCTTTTTCGACGCCGTCTGCTGGCATTTCAACAGGCAAGGCCATCGCCATGGCCATCGTGTTCGGCTAAGGAGATAAGCTATGGCAAACCCGAATATCGTCAACGTCACGTCAATCCTCGGCAAGTCTGCCACGATTGATCTGACAACCACCAGCGCCACGTCTGTGGTGAGCAACGCGGCGTCGTCCAACAAGGTCTTCAAGATCAACACTCTGATCGTGTCGAACGTGGACGGTGTCAACGCTGCCGACATCACGATCAACTACTACAGCGCGGCAGCCCTCGGCGGCACGGCCACGCAGATCGTGAGCACGGTCTCGGTTCCAGCTGACTCCTCGCTGGTCGTGATTGATAAGAACACCACCTTCTACCTCGAAGAGGATAAGTCGATTGGCGCTACGGCAGGTTCCGCAAACGACCTGAAGGTGCTAATTTCTTACGAGGACATTTCCTGAGGAGGTCTAAATGGCCACGTCAAAAGGCGGCTACGTCAGTGGCGGTTTCGACATTCTGAAAGCCCCCAACGCGCCGACGATCACGTCGGTGACGACAAGCATCGGCAGCGCCTCTGTCGCGTTCACCGCCCCTGCAGACGTGGGCGGCGGCGCCATTACGTCTTACACGATCACCGCCGTGGACGAGAGCACCGGAGCCTCGACCGGAGCCGTCGGTTCTGCGTCTCCGATCACGGTGTCTCCTCCGGCTGGCGGCACGTTCAAAATCCGAGCTGCGGCGACCAACATCTATGGGCCGGGGCGGGTGTCGCAGTATGACACGGGGAACGAGATTTATGCTGGGGCGAGCTTGTGGGGTTGGGGCCAGAACAGCAGCCGAGAGCTTGGAATCCTTGACTTAAATCCAAGATCGTCCCCGACACAGGTTGGTTCTCTTATAACTTGGGCAAACGTATCGGGAGGCCAAACACATAGCCAAGCCGTAAAGTCTGACGGAACTTTGTGGGTATGGGGGGCCGGCGGACAGGGTAGACTTGGCATTGGTTCAAGCCCAGTATACCGTTCAAGCCCCGTTCAAGTTGGTGCACTTACTAACTGGTATCAAGTGTCCGCTGGAGGCCCTAACGGCGCTGCAATAAAAACAAACGGCACACTTTGGACGTGGGGTTCGTATACCGCGCTAGGTGATGGAACAACAGTTGACAAATCAAGTCCCGTCCAAATCGGAGCCTTGACAGATTGGTATCTGGTTTCTGGAAGCAAGGGGAGCGAATTTTTTACTTCCGTAAAGACGGACAAAACACTGTGGGCGTGGGGTATTAACACAAGGGGGCAACTCGGTGACGGGACTCGCACTGCTCGTAGGAGTCCTGTACAGGTTGGAAGTTTAACCAACTGGGCTACGGTTTTTTCTGGAGGAGAGTTTTGCGCAGCAGTCAAAACCGACGGAACATTATGGGCATGGGGGTACAATAATGAGGGGCAACTTGGTCAAGGCAACACCCTACCCCGCTCGAGCCCCGTTCAGGTTGGCGCGTTGACAAACTGGTCTAAAATTTCCGCCGGATCAAACTTTTGTATTTCTATAAAAACGGACGGTTCTCTTTGGGCTTGGGGTAAAAATTCTGGGGGTCAGTTTGGGAACGGCACTCAGGTCAACCAGCAGAGCCCCGTTCAAAGCGGTTCGCTTACAAATTGGCTTAGCGTTTCCTCGGGCGCTGGCTTCACTGTTGCTACAAAAACCGACGGGACCATGTGGGCTTGGGGGTATGGCTCGAGTGGAAGACTGGGAGATGGAACGAGCAACTATCGTTCAAGCCCCGTCCAAATTGGTGCACTTACTAACTGGTATCAAGTGTCCACCGGGCAAGCCCACACCCTCGCCCTCTACGGAGTAGTGTAAAATGCCGAATTTCTCCGGGAAATGGGGTTTGACCGAGCAGCTGCAGGCCGTGGCCGCCGGGACGTGGACGGGGTTGCCGCTGCCGGAGTTGTGGTCGTGGGGGCAGAATGCTCAGGGGCAGCTTGGCCAGAACGACACCATTTCCAGATCAAGCCCTGTCCAAGTGGGCGCGCTTAGCAATTGGGCGCAGGTTGCGGCGGGAGACAGCTTTACAGCGGCAGTAAAAACCGACGGTACTCTTTGGACTTGGGGCTACAACAGCAACGGCCAAATTGGAGATGGCACAGTCATCAGTCGATCCAGCCCTGTTCAATTTGGCGCACTTACAAACTGGTTGCAAGTTTCTGCGGGTCGTAACTTCACCGCTTCTGTCAAAACTGACGGCACTCTTTGGACTTGGGGTAACAACAGCTTCGGCAACCTCGGCGACGGCACTGCCGTTAACAAATCAAGCCCTGTTCAAGTTGGCCCTCTTACCAATTGGTATCAGGTTGAGGCAGGCTGGTTTCACACTGCCTCTATTAAGGCCGACGGTACCCTTTGGACTTGGGGCCGAAACAACCGAGGCCAACTCGGCGACAACACGGTTGTCAACAAGTCCAGCCCTGTTCAGATTGGGGCTTTAACTAACTGGTATCAGGTTTCAGCGGGCGGCAATTTTACCGCAGCCATAAAAACTGATGGCACGATGTGGACTTGGGGCTACAACATAAACGGCCAAATTGGAGATGGCACAGTCATCAGTCGATCCAGCCCTGTTCAAATTGGCGCGCTCACAAACTGGTCGCAAGTTTCGGTTGGTTACCGAGTTACTGCGTCTATCAAAACCGATGGCACCATATGGACTTGGGGTAATAACGGCAGCGGCCAGCTTGGCAGCGGCACAACAGTTTACCGCTCCAGTCCTATTCAAGTTGGAGTTTTGACTAACTGGTCGCAAGTTTCGGCATTTAACGATTCCACCGCTGCCGTCAAGATCGACGGCACTCTTTGGACTTGGGGCAGCAACTTTTCTGGCAAACTCGGCGACGGCACTGCCGTTAACAAATCTAGCCCGGTGCAAATTGGCTCTCTTACCAATTGGTATCAGGTTGCGGCGGGCGGCGAGTTTACCGTAGCCATCTTCCAAGGTTCATCCAACTAATGCCCCAAATCCACTTCCTCGCTGGCCTACCCCGCTCCGGCAGCACGGTTCTGTCCGCCCTGTTGAACCAGCACCCAGACATCCACGCCAGCCCCACCAGCGGCATGGGCGAGGTGATGTTCAACACGTTCAAGGCGTGGCAGGGGAGCATGGCCGAGCAGGCAGCCCCCGACGGCGAGCAGATCAAGCGCGTCCTGCGCGGGATCATGGAGGCGAAGTACGCCCACATCCAGAAGCCCATCGTGATCGACAAGGCGCGGAATTGGGCCGAGGCATCGTCGGTGGCCGTGCTCAACGATCTTCTGGGCCGCAAGCCCAAGATCATCGCCACCGTCCGCAACGTCGAGGACTGCGCCGCATCCTTCGTCCGGGTTGCGCGGCCCAACGATCTGGAAGACTTCCTCCGCAACAGCGACCTGATCGACCACCTGAAGAAGTCCTATCAGGTGCTTCTGTCTGGCTACACGGCAGACCCTGATTGCTTCCTCTTTGTCGAGTACGAAGACTTGGTCGCCGATCCGAAAGCGCAGTTGGATCGCATCCACAAGTTCTTGGGCCTGTCGGACTTTGACTACGATCTGAACCATCTGGACGAGACGGCACCCAAGGAGCGTGACGAGGAAATCTGGCAGGTGCCGGGCCTGCACACGGTGGCACCGAAGCTCGCCAAGCGGCACGATGACAACTCCGAGGATGTGCTGGAGCACATGCACGACCAGTTCGTGCAGCCCCGCTTCTGGCGTGGCGAGAAGACGTCGAACAAGCCGATCCACCCCTTGGACATGCAGCTTGCCGCCGGGGTCATGGGCAACTTCGCCGAGGGCGAGAAGATCGCCAACGAGCTGGCCATCAAGGAGCCGAAGAACCACCGCGCCGCCTTTAACCGTGGCTGGTACGTCTTGCGCAAGGGGCACCTAAAAGACGGCATGATGCTCTTGGAGCGCGGCAGGATTGAGAAGGTCTTCGGCAACGAGAAGCCCAGCGTGCCGACGCCGATCTGGGACGGCAAGCAGGTGGGCACGGCTCTCCTCAATTTGGAGGCTGGCCTCGGCGACCAGATTCACGGCGCACGGTTCGCCCGCGAACTGAAGAAGCTCGGCAATCAGGTGATCGTGGCCTGCTCCGGGCCGCTGGCGCTGGCCATGCGGCAGGTCGAGGGCGTGGACATGGTCATTCAGCACGAGGCTGCCTTTGGCGTTGTGCATGACTTCTGGGTGCCCAGCATGACCGCCAGCCTGCCGCTTGACTGGCAGTACAAGGACATCGACGGGTCGGCCTACATGAAGCGGCCCGAGGTTGAGCGTGGCCGCAAGCTGCGCATCGGCCTGCGCTGGCAGGGCAACCCGCAGTTTGAGCATGAGCAGCACCGCCTGTTCCCGCCGCAGTATCTCTTCAACGCGGTGAAGGGGCTGGATGTCGAGTACGTCAGCCTGCAGCGTGACCTTGGCGCTGAGCATCGGCCCGCGTGGGTTCGCGAGATGAACCTTTCTTCGTGGGCTGACACAGCGGAGGCTGTTGCATCCTGCGATCTTGTGATAACGTCGTGCACATCGGTGGCGCATTTGGCTGGAGCCATGGGCGTTCCAACATGGATTGTTATACCTGTCTTGCCGTATTATCTTTGGGCAAAGCCGGGTTCGAAGACGGAGTGGTATGACAGCGTGCGTCTGTTCCGTCAAACTGGACATGGGGACTGGACGACAGTCTTTGGGGAATTGAAAAAGGAGCTTCAGCATGCCTACGAAAACGGGCTTCTGGATTCGCGTCAAGAACGGCCAAGTCACGGACGTTTGGGACTACAAGCCGTCGGATGACAAGCTGGCCGTCGAGCCGGGTTGGCGTGCGGCGGTCGAGGTTCATCCTGACATCGTTCCGGGCCGCGAAATCTACACGACCCACCACTTCGACATCGACGTTGAGCCTGCGCAGATCGTCTGGGGTTCGCGCTCGGTGAGCGTTGAGGAGCGGCAGGAGCTGCTCATCTCGGCTCAGAAGGCTGCCTACACGGCGGTCGTGAACGCCGAGGCGGCTCGGGAAGTGAACGACAACCCGGACGACTTCTACGACGCCGAGGTTGTGGCTGCGGCGAAGGCAACGCGCGATGCGAACATCGTGGCCATCACCGCCGCCGCTACGCATGACGATCTGGACGCCTTGGGTCTGTAAAGATGTCAGAACGCTACCCCGGCGGCCTTATCCGAAAGACACCCCCGACGGTGACGGGGCCAGCGACGTCTGGCCCGCTCGCCGGGGAAGGTGGTAGCGCGTCTGGCGTCTGGACGCTGGCGGATGTCTTGACATACGAGAAGGTTGACGGGTGGCCGAAGCCGGTGTCGCCTCGGGAGTTGTATGCTTGGGGCTACAATGGACAAGGCCAGCTTGGCGACGGCACCGTCATCAACCGTTCCAGCCCTGTTCAAATCGGGGCTTTAACAAACTGGGCGCAAGTGTCTGCGGCGAACAGCAACTCCGCGTCTGTAAAAGCTGATGGGACATTATGGGTTTGGGGTTTCGGCTCAAATGGCTTACTAGGTCAAGGTAATGTGATCTCTAGTTCTAGCCCTGTTCAAGTCGGCGCGTTAACAGACTGGTATAGCGTGTCTATTGGGAATAGCGTTACCGCATCAATAAAAACAAATGGCACTTTGTGGGCTTGGGGAAGCAATAGTAGCGGTACTGTTGGAGACAACACTACCGCTGGTCGCTCTAGCCCCGTTCAAATTGGATCTTTAACAGATTGGCGTCAAGTCTCCGCAGGAGGCGGCATAACGTCGGCGGTTAAAACCAACGGGACATTATGGGCGTGGGGTGGCAATGCTCAAGGCCAAGTTGGAGACAACACGGTCATCAACCGCTCTAGCCCCGTTCAAATCGGTTCTCTGACAAACTGGTCTCAGGTTTCTGCAGCCATTTCAAACAATGCAGCTGCTGTAAAAACTGACGGAACTCTTTGGTCTTGGGGGCGGAACAACGCGGGCCAACTTGGCGACGGCACTGTCATCAACCGCTCCAGCCCCGTTCAAATCGGTTCTCTGACAAACTGGTCTCAGGTTTCTGCGGGTGATGAACATGTTATTTCAATTAAAACCGACGGAACCGTATGGGCTTGGGGCGTCAATGCTTCAGGGCAGCTAGGTCAGAACAATACTATTTCCCGTTCCAGCCCTGTTCAAATTGGAGCTTTGACGAACTGGTCGCAAGTTGCAGCAGGGACAAGTTTCACTACATCTGTGAAAACAGATGGAACCTTGTGGACATGGGGCAGCAACATTGATGGCAGGCTCGGTGATAATACTGTTGTTAGCAAGTCCAGTCCTATTCAGGTCGGCTCCCTAACAAGTTGGTCAATGACATCTGCAGGCAAACAAACTGTCGCCATCACCAAAGGATAACCTTTGCGCTCTTTGAACTTCAGCTATGACCTCGGCGTGTCGGCAGCGCACATCATCCGCGTCAAAGGCCACGAGCCATCCGAGGTAAAGGCAAAGAGAGCCGCCGAGAGCTGCGAACTGGCTGGCATGCCGTGGATGTACTGGGACGCCTACGACGGCATCCAGAACCCCATTCAGCCTCCGGCAACGCACGGCGGCATCCCGGCCATGGTCAAGGTGACCGACCACTACATGACCCGAGGCGAGGTGGCCTGCGCTCTCAGCCACATCAGCCTGTGGGAGAAGTGTGTTCTCGACGACAAGCCGCTGGTCATCCTTGAGCATGACGCGGTCATGGTTCAGCCCTACACGCAGCACGCGCTCTTCAATTCGATCTGCTATCTGGGCAGCAACGAGCAGGCCAACCAAGGCTGGCAGGTTCTGCCCACGCCTCCGCACGCCAGCGAGGGGCCGAACTACCACTTTATCTGCCGGGCGCACGCCTACGCCATTGACCCGGCTGTGGCGAAGAATATGCTGGCCCACGTCCTGCGTTACGGCATCAGCGGGCCTCTGGATATTCTGCTTCGGGCTGACCTCTTCCCGATGCACCAGATGGGCCTCTACGCCTACGACGTGAAGGACGCTGAAACGACGATCCTCGGCAGACCGAAAGAGGGCCGCAGCACCGTCCGCAACGATAGGCTTGAAACGTGAGCTTCTCCGTCGTCTTCCACGACCACATCAAGACCACGCTCTCCCGCATCTTTAACGAAGTCCTCGTCCCGAACACGGTCATTGAGATCGGCTGTTTCGAGGGCGAGACGACATTCAACCTCACGGCCATGCTCCGAGGCTCGGGAGCCTACAAGCACTACGCCATCGACCCGTTCCTGCAGTCGGAGAACCTGACCGACGGCACTGTGGCCTCGGCCCGCGAGACATTCACCAGCATCCTGCCGCAGTTTCCCGAGGTTGAGCATATCGACATGACGTCGCTCGACGGCCTCATCGCGCTGCGCCAGCGCGGCGTGAAAGCAGACCTGATCTACGTCGATGGCTCACACTTCGCCAAGGACGTGCTGCTTGATGCGGCTCTGGGCTTCGAACTCTTGAACATCGGCGGCGTCATGGTCTTTGATGACGCGGTGAGCTGGCGATACGGCGAGAGCATCCACGACAGCCCGAAGCAGGCGGTCGATGCCTTCATCGCCTGCAACTGGAACCGCCTGAAGGTTCTCGAATCGCCGACGGGCTATCAGGTCGTGGTGCAGCGCACATGCTAGTCTTTACCAACGGCTGCTTTGACATCCTGCACGTTGGCCACATCCGATACCTGCAGGCGTCACGCGCCCTTGGCTCGAAGTTGATCGTCGGCATAAACTCTGACGCCTCCGTGCGCCGCCTCAAGGGCGCTGACCGACCGATCAACTCCCAAGAAGACCGAGCCGAAATCCTGCGGGCGCTGGCCTGCGTGGACGAGGTTGTGATCTTTGACGAGGACACGCCCTACGAGCTGATCCGCAATCTCCAGCCCGACATCATCACCAAGGGCGGCGACTATGCCGAAGAAGATGTTGTCGGAAGAGACTTGGCAAAGGTTGTGATAATCCCCTATACTGTCAACAAGTCGACAACAAGGATTATCGAACATGCGCGTGGAGAAGGGCTGGGGGCACGAGGAAATCTTTGCCTCGACGGAGACCTACTGTGGGAAATTTCTGTGCTTCGAGCAGGACAAGAAGTTCTCGATGCACTTCCATGTAGACAAGGACGAAACGTGGTACGTCCTGCAGGGCGTCTTTGAGCTGACGACCATCGATACGGCGACGGCCACGTACTCCTCGCGTAGGCTCTATCCCCAAGACACGTGGCGCAACCGCCCGCTCCTGCCCCACCAGTTGCACTGCATCTCTGGCCCGGGCGTCATCATCGAAGTCTCGAGCCGGGACACGGCCGCCGACAACTACCGCGTCCTGTCGGGAGACAGCCAGACATGATGGTTCTTGTCATAGGCGACGTCTGCGAAGACATCTACGTCCACGGCACGACGGAGCGGAAGAACCCAGAAGCGGGGGCCACGCTCCTGCGGCAGACGGGGACGCGCCGCTCTCTTGGCATGGCGGCCAATGTGGCCGAGAACCTCCGCGCCTTTTGCGATGTGGTGAGCCACTTCCCTGACGAACCGTATTCAAAGAAGATGCGGTTCTACGGCGAGGATGGCGTGACCCAGCTCTTGCGGGTTGACCAAGACGTTCGGAGCAGGCCTTACCAACTGGCTATTCCTGAGTTCTATGCCAAGTTCGACGCTATTGTGGTGTCGGACTACGACAAGGGCTTCATCACGCAAGACAACCTTTACGGCCTGATCCAGCGGTACAACGGTCCGATGTTCGTGGACACCAAAAAGACGGACCTGAAACCTCTGTCTGGTCCCACCTACAAGATCAACAGCCTTGAGCACGGCAAGCTCAAGAGCGAGCCTGACGATCTGGTCGTGACCTGCGGGGCGGGCGGATGCTGGTACAAGGGCGAGAACTATCCCGCCCCAAAGATCGACGTGGTCGATGTGTGCGGGGCGGGAGACACTTTCTTGGCCGCGCTGGCCTACCACCGCACGGAGTACAAGGACATGGCCGGGGCGCTCAACGCCGCAAACTACTACGCCGCCATGGCCTGTAGCCGCCCGGGCGTCTACGCGGTGAAATGAACATGAAACTTGTCGGCTTCACGGCGTCCGCCTTTGACATGTTGCACGCGGGGCATATCGCCATGCTCGAAGAGGCCGCGTCCCTGTGTGACGTGCTTGTCTGCGCGCTGCACGTCGATCCAAGCCTTGAGCGGCCGGAGAAGTCAAAGCCTCTCCAGCCTCTTTCCGAGCGGTACATCCAGCTCAGTGCGGTACGACATGTGGGCCGCATCATTCCGTATCAGACCGAGGCAGAACTTGAGCGGCTGATTGCGCTCCTTTGCCCAACGGTCCGCATTATCGGCGAAGAGTACGAAGGCAAGGACTTCACGGGCAAAGAGCTGTGCGCGAGACTTGGTGTGCTGATACACTACAACCGCCGCCGCCACGACCTGTCTTCCACCTTGCAGCGGAGCCGGGTTTCTCGTTGAGGTACGTCGTTGACATCGACGGTACAATCTGTACCCAGACAGCAAGCTCCTACCCAGAAGCCCAGCCGTATGCCGACCGGATCGCCAAGATCAACGCGCTCTATGATCAGGGGTGCGAGATCGTCTACTGGACAGCCCGGGGCATGTCGTCTGGCACCGACTGGTCAGAGCTGACGAAAAGGCAACTGGACCAGTGGGGCTGTAAGTACCACCACCTTTGGATGGGAAAGCCTTCCTACGACATATGGGTGGACGACAAAGCTCAATGGCTATTCTGATCACCGGACATCGCGGCTTCATCGGCCAGAATATGATGAAGGCCCTCGGACCTCGGGCCGTTGGCCATGAGTGGGGCTACGGCGAACCCAACCTCGACGGCATCGAGCGGGTTATCCACCTCGGCGCAATCAGCAGTACGGCCTGCCGGGACTGGGACGCGCTTCTTGAGCAGAACGTCATATCCTCTGTGCGCCTCTTGGCGGCCTGCAATGAGCGTGGCATCCCCATCCAGATCGCTTCCTCGGCGGCCGTTTACGGACCAAAGGCCTCAACCTTCGTCGAGACGGACAAGCCTAACCCACAAAACCCCTACGCCCTGTCAAAGTTTATTGTCGAGAAATACGTTGAGCGTCATGCGTGGACGATCCCTGTCCAGCTCTTTCGGTACTTCAACGTCTACGGTCCGCACGAGGACCACAAGGATCAGCCCTCACCACACAGCCTTTTCCGCAGGCAGGCCGCCTCAGGAGTGATCGAGGTCTTCGAGGGGAGTGAGAACTTTTGTAGGGATTTTGTCCCAGTAGAAACCGTCATCGATATCCACCTGCGTTTCTTTGACCTATCCTGCTCAGGCGTGTACAATGTCGGAACCGGAGCGACCTCGTCGTTCATGGACGTGGCTCGGCAGGTTGCTTCGGAGACCGGGGCAGAGATCAAAGAGGTGCCGATGCCCGCGCAGTTGAGACGGAACTACCAGCCCTACACACGGGCTGACATGACAAAAACGCGCAGCGCCCTGAAGGTTTGATATGCCCTACGCAAAGCTCCAGTTTAAGCCGGGGATCAACCGGGAAGTGACCTCCTACACCAACGAGGGTGGGTGGTACGACGGCGACAAGATTCGTTTCCGGTTTGGATTTCCGGAAAAGATCAAGGGCTGGGTCAAGCAGTCCTCTAGCTCTTTTTTGGGGTCCTGTCGCGCGCTTCTGCCGTGGGTCACGCTAAACCAAGACAGGTACATTGGCGTTGGGACCTCGGTCAAATACTACATCAACCGCGGCGGTGGCTATAACGACATCACACCCCTTCGGGAAACAACGACGGCAGGGGCCGTTACTTTTTCTGCGACCACTGGAGACTACGTCCTAGAGGTAACGGATACGGCGCATGGCGCGGTCGAGGGAGACTTCGTCACCTTCTCTGGTGCGGCCAGCCTTGGCGGCAACATTACGGCGGGCGTCCTGAACCAAGAGTATCAGATCGTCAATGTGGTGGATTCCAACACCTACCATGTCGAGGCGCGTCTGGCTGGGACAACCATCAGCTCGATCACTGTCAACGGCAACCTTGCCCCCACCTACGTCACCGCCAACGCGTCAGACTCTGGCGATGGCGGGGCCTCTGTGGTCGGCGCGTACCAGATCAACACTGGCCTCGACACCACCGTCTTCGGCGCAGGCTGGGGCGTTGGCCCGTGGAGCCGCGGAGCATGGGGCTCGGCCTCAACGTCCAACCTTGCCATCAACACGCTTCGTCTTTGGTCGCACGACCCATATGGCGAAGACCTGCTCATGAACGTCCGAGACGGCGGCATCTATTACTGGGATGCAAGCGCGGGTCTGACCACGCGGGCCGTGGCCTTGAACTCTCTGGCAGGCAGCACCGCCGCCCCGACCATCGCAAAGCAGATTCTGGTTTCTGACCGCGACCGCCACGTCATCGCGTTTGGTTGCGACCCTGAGGGGAACCCCGGCGTCCAAGACCCGATGACCATCCGGTTCTCAAGTCAAGAAAGCCTGACCCAATGGGCGAGTACCGCGACGACAACTGCGGGGGAGTTGCGCCTCGGCTCTGGGTCCGAGATTGTTTGCGCTCTGGAAACCCGCCAGCAGATTCTGGTGTTCACCGACACCACGCTCTACGCGATGCAGTACCTTGGCCCTCCGTTCACCTTCGGGGTCGGGGCGATCTCCGAAAGCATCTCCATCCGCAGCCCGAACAGCGCCGCGTCGGTCAACGACATGGTCTTCTGGATGGGCCGCAACGAGTTCTATGTCTACGGCGGTACTGTCGAGCGGCTGCCCTGCACCGTGCGCGACTACGTCTTTGACAACTTCAACGAGGGACAGGCGGAGAAGGTTGTCTCTGGCGTCAACACCACGAACACAGAGGTTTGGTGGTTCTACCCGTCTGCCACCTCTGAAAACGTCGACCGCTACGTGGTCTACAACTACCTTGAGCAGTGCTGGTACTACGGAAACCTTGGCCGCACGGCGTGGGTTGACCGGGGCGTTTTGACCAATCCACTGGCAGCCAGCGCAGATGGCTACCTCTACGAACACGAAGTCGGCTTTGACGACGGCAGCACCAACCCCGCGTCGGCCATCGCGGCCTACATTGACTCGAGTCCCATCGACATTGGCGAGGGGGACCAGTTCATGTTCATCGACAGGATGATCCCAGACCTGTCGTTCGAGAACACCACAAGCGCCAACCCTTCGGTGGCCTTTGCTGTGTCCGTTCAAAACTACCCGTTTGGTTCATACTCGGCCACAACCAGCCAGAACTTTACTCGGACACAGGTTGTTCCGGTCACAGTGGCCACCGAGCTCTTGTTCTATCGCCTACGTGGAAGACAGATGTCGCTCAAGGTTTCCTCGTCCGGCCTCGACATGACATGGCGTCTGGGCTCGCCGAGGGTTAGTATGCGGCCGGATGGGCGGAGGTAAGGATGGCCTCGCGCAATCTCGTCAAACCGTTTTTTCCTGTCCCTCCAACGGAGTACTCCGCCTCGTACATGGCAGAGCTGGTCCGGTCGTTCTCTGTCTACCTGAACCAGATGCAAAACCCGGGCGAAGGCCGGGCGACGTTTATGGTTCTGACAGCCCTGCAAGATACAGATCAAGGCCTTGAGACTGGAGCCTTGTTCCAGCAGGGAGGTTTTGTTAAGATCACTCAAGCAAACACGCCGCATGTTGGTGGCCTTTCCGGCACCTCTGCAATAGGCACAGTCACGGTGGTAACCACATGAGCCTTCTCTCAGCTATCGGCAGCATGGTCGGTATGGTCTTTGGCGGACCCGGGGGCGCGGCCCTTGGTTCTGGCCTCGGCTCCCTTCTCGGAGGAGGCAGCCTCTCCGACGCGTTCAAGACTGGGATCGGCAGCCTGCTGACCGGGGGTCTTGGCGGCAAAGCCGGGATCATAGGCGACATCCTTGGCGGTGGTGCCTCGTCCCGTGGCGCTGGCGAAGCAATCTTTGGAGCCTTCGGCGGACAGGGCGGAGGCCAGAACTTGCTTGCAGGTCTGGTTCCCGGCCTTGGCGGAACCAAGGCCCCCGGTTCGACGGCCGCGGGCCAAACCCGAGCTCCTGCTCAGGGCGGTCTGCAAGGTCTCCTCTCGGCCTTTGACAACCCGCTCATGATGGCGGCGATCCTCAAGGCCACCGAGCCCAAGAACGTGAGCGTCACAACCCCTGAACAGCAGCGCCAGCTTGAGACGGGAGAGCGTCTGCCGGACTATCAAGGCACTCCGGCCTTTGACTACCGCTACGCTCGTGGCGGTATGATCGAGGGCCCCGGAAATGGAACCAGCGATTCTGTTCGCGCCCGCATCTATCAGGGTGGCCGCCCGGTCCAAGAAGCGCGGCTCTCGGACGGTGAGTTTGTCATGACCAACGCCGCTGTTCGCGGTGCAGGAAACGGCGACCGCGCCCGTGGTGCGGCCGAGATGTACCGGATGATGAACAAACTTGAGCGGAGAGCATAATGGTCGATCAAACCGTCCGCCAAGAGAGCATCACGCTTCTTCCTGAGTATCAGGAGAAGTACCTAAAAGACCTCTTGTCCAACATCTACCGTGTCGATCCGGCGACTGGCAAGCCTGCTGGTATTGCTGCGATCTCTCCGCTTTACGGCAAGCCTGTCGTAGATGCGCAGGGCAAGCCTGTCTATGAGATGGACGCGCAGGGCAAGCCCCGCCTCGACATCCGTGGCCAGCCGATTCAGAAGGTCGAGGGCGGCGTTCCGCGGCCCGAGATCATGCCGTTCACCCCAGCCCAACAGCGGGCCGTGCAACTTGGCGCTCAGGGCATTGGCGTCTATGCTCCCATGCTCCGCACGGGCGAGCAGACGATGGCGCAGGGCGTGGCTGCACTGGGCGGCACCAGCGGCGCATACGATCCGATGTCCTACAAATCCTTCTACGACCCCTTCGTCGAGCAGGTTATCGACACGACTGAGCAAGACATCATGCGTCAAGGAGCGCAGGAGCGTCAGCGCATTGGTTCGTCGGCCGTCGAGGCTGGGGCCTTTGGTGGTTCGCGTCAGGCCGTGGCGGAGCAGGAGTTGCAGCGCAACCTCGCCGACCAGATGGCTCGCACCGGGGCGCAGCTTCGTTCGGCCGCCTACACGGGCGCACAGCAGCAAGCGCAGAACGTCTTCGAGAACCAGATGAACCGCGGCCAGAATGCGGCTCAGATTTTCCAAGGTCTGGGCACGGCACAGGCTGCACTGGGCGAGGCTGGGCAGGCTGCAGCGCAGCGGGACGTCAACGCGCTCTTCAACGTGGGCGCGCTCGAGCAGGCGCAGCGCCAGTCGGAGTACGACGTGCAGCGGGCCGGGGCCATCGAGTCGGCCTACGAACCGTTCCAGCGCTTCTCCTACATGTCCGACATCCTGCGCGGTGTTCCCTCGACGCAGCAAACGCTTGGCGTCACCAGCGTCCCGACGCCCAGCCCGGTGTCCTCGATCCTCGGTACGGCCATGGGTCTTGGCTCCTACGCAAGCAAGTACGGCGGCGGACAAGGTATCCTCGGTTCTCTCTTGAACCCAAGCGGAGCTTAATATGTCAGGTGTCTACAACCGTAAGCTCTTTCGTCAAAGCGGTGCTCGCGACGAGCTTCGCAAGATGGGCGGGATCATGTCCAGCTCCGAGGAGCTGATGCGCGAGGCCCTGATGACCGGGATGCAGGCTCCGGGGCCCGCGGACCTTGGACCTATGGCCATGCCGCAACAGCAGCCGATGGGGATGCCTGCGCCCCCGGTCATGCAGCCGCAGCAGCCGATGATGCAGCAGCCGATGGCCCCCATGCCGATGGACATGGGAATGCAGCAGCCGATGGCCCCCATGCCGATGCAGCAACCGATGATGCAGCCGCAGCAACCAATGATGCAGCCGCAGCAACCAATGATGCAGCAACCGATGGCGGAGCCTGCCTTCATGCCGCCGGGGATGCCGCAGTCTGCGCAGATGCCGATGCAGCCCGTTGGTTTCAAAGACGGCGGCCCAATTATTGTCGGGGCGGGAACTAAGTTTCCACGCGTGGTTGACATCACCCAGCAGGCTGGCACCGCTGTCGAAGCTCCAACTGTGGAGCTCGACGAAGACGTCGTGGCCACCGCAAAGGACCTTGAGATGCGTTTGGAGGACGAGCCTCCATACGCCGTGGCAAATAAGATTCTTGCCAAGGCAGAGGAGAAGGGCACTGAGCTCACGGGCGACGTCCAGTCCGACCTCGCCAGTGTTTACGCCAGCCTGACGGGCGACCCTGCGGCCTACGAAAAGAACATCGACGAGCTCAACCGCGGCATCATTGGTGCGGCGATTGGAGCTGGGACCTCCGCACGTGCCACGGAGAATATCTCGAAGGGCCTGCTTGTTGGTCTTGAGGCTGCCAAAGATACGGAAGAGCGCCGGGTTAAGGAGGCGCGGGCCCTGCAGCTTGCAGAGTTGCAGGCTCGGGCGTCCGAAGCAAAGGAGCGCGGCGCGTCGGAATCCCGTGCCTACCGCAACCCTGTCGATGCTTATCAGGACGCCTATCAGGCTGTCATGAACGCCAGCGAGATTGACCTCGAAATCCCCGAGGGGATGAGCCGCGAGGCTTACGCCGACCAAGTCGCCAAGGACCTTGTTCTCCGCAGCTATACCTCCGAACAATTGAAAGACACTCGGCTAGCGGGTCTTGCAACCACTGCCGATCCAGCCGCAACTCCGGAAGGCTTGGACGAGCAAGCTATTCTTGATGAAGCCCGCAAGGCTATCGAAGGAGGTCGTGACCCGTCCGGGGTTGCTGCTAAACTGAAGCAGATGGGAATTGATCCGGAGCTTCTCTGATGGGCATTTTCGACGACGTCCCGATGGTGGGACAGGAGGCTGCTCCGTCTTCGGGCGGTCTGTTTGACGACGTTCCTGTTGTCGCAGAAAAGTCCATCCTTGAAAGTGTGGCCGACTTCGGGGGAAGCGTCGCGGACTTCGGCGAGGAGGCCGGACGCGGCATCATCACAGCCCCGGTCAGTCTTGTTCAAGGTTTGACAGAACTTGGCGCGGCTGGGCTCGACCTCACCTTTGGCACCAACACATCCCGCTCCGTCACCGACGCCTTCGAGTCGTTTAAGTCTGGCATAAAGCCGGAAGGCGCTGTCGGGAAAACCGTCGAAGACATTACGGCTTTCGGCCTTGGCTTCATCCCAATCGCAGGATGGCTAGGTCGCGCCTCGAGTGCGGCCAAGGCAGCGCAGGCCGGGCGCGCCGTCATCCCGTCGACTAGCCGCTTTCTCCGCACCGCAGAAAACTTCGGAAAGTCTGCTCGCGGGCAGAAAATCCTGAGCACCCGCGCAGGACTTGTCGGCACGACGGCTGCGGCCGCCGCGGGTTATGAGACCATCTTCACCCCGGACGGCCGGACCACCCTGTCCGACACCTTCGATCTTGGTGGCCCTTTGCAGACCGAAGCGGACACCGGGCTGACCGGGCGCGAGGAAGCGCTGCGCCGCATCCGCAACAAGCTCCGTGCGGGGACCGAGGCTGGTCTTGCCAGCACGGCATTTGACACGGCTCTCGTGGGCCTCGGTGCGGGGGTCGGGGCTCTTGGGCGCACGGAAGCTGGCGCGGCCACGGCACGCGGCATCCGCACTGGCTTCGACATCTTGGGCAGCGCAGCAAAGAAGCTGCCGGGGGCCAAGTACGTCGGCCGGGTGGGCACGAAGTATCTGACTCCGACCGGGGGCGCAGACCCCCTCGTCTACGAAGAGATGATGGACACCATCGCCCGTATCGACGCGACCGAGTCTGGCGGGATCAAGGCGTATGGCGAGTACGAGCAGGCTCTGAACAACACCATCGGCAAGATGCGGCTGTTTGGTAAAGGAAAAGACACGGCCAAGCAGGCCGAGAAGGACCTGTTCAACTACCTGACAGGCACGGGGCCAGACCTGTCCAAGTATGGTGCAGACGTCTCAAAGGCCGCTGACCGCCTGCTTGGCACCGCCAACAAGGTTCGTGAGCAGTTCATCACCTCCGTCGAGCGCGAGCTGGCAACGGCTCTGCCGGGAGCTGAGCGCACCGTCAAGCTGCAGAACGCTCTCAAGGCCATGAACGAGCATCACGCGGCCGAAAAGGGATTTCTGCGCCGGGCGTTTGAGGTCCACAAGGACCCGATCACCTACTACAAGAACATCGATCTCGTTGGCAAGGACAAGCAGCTCTACGATGAGGCCGTCGCGGAGGTGTCCAAGAACCTGCACGTTGGGCAGGGGAACGTGTGGTCCAGCCCGGAAGCCTTGGCGCTGTCCCGCTACAAGGTCAACGAGTACATCGGCCTCGGCGCGATCAACAACGGCGCGAGTCCTAAGGCTGCCATCGGCAAGCTGCTGGACAGCATGAAGGCACAGCAGATCGATCCGAAGGGCGGTCTGTTTGCCAAGGACATGCCGCGCCTGAAGACGACGCCCACCCTGCTGACCCCGCGCGAAGCGATCCTCGACAGCTCTCCGAAGCTGCGTCAGCTCTTGGGCGAGGTTACCGACCCGAAGGAGCTGTACTTCCAGACGATTGGCGACATGGCAAAGACCACGTCTGCTCTGAACTTCTACCAGAACATGGCCACCTCTGGCATGGTGGCCTCTCTGGCCGACGCCATTCCAAACCTGAGCCAAGGCCTGCGCCCCCTGTTTGTGCAGGTTCCTGACATGGCGACCGGACTTACGGACTTCGACATCTCGCCGTTCATCCAGCGGGCTCAGGAGCTCAACGTGCGGACCTCGGCCCCCGGAGCTGCGGGCCCTGATCTTGCCCCGTCGTTCGCGGGCCAGATCGGCGTCGAGGACGTGATCCAGAGCTACACTGACGAGCTTGTCCAAAGCGGCTACGTCAAGCTTGGCGAGTCTGACAAGTTCTCCGATCTGTTCACGGGTTCCTACGGCGCGCTGTCCGGGCTCTACGTAACGCCCGAGACCTATCAGGCTCTGACTGCTCCGATGCGGATCGGCGTGACGGGCATCGACGAGGTGCTGTCGATCCTGACGCAGATGCGCGGCCTCTCGCAGAAGATGACCATCGTGCCGAACCCGGAAAGCCAAGTCCGGAACATCCTCGGCAACACGGCCATGCTTGCTGCGACCGCGAACCTCGGGCGCTCGACAGATGTCTTTGACGTGCTCAAGCTGTTCACGACCAACCTCGACGGGTTGAACGATCAGGGCCTGAACCGTCTGGCTAAGGTCATCAGCCTGAGCGGGGTGACGGAGAGCAGCCTCGTGATCAAGGCCTTGCAGGAGTACCGAGATGCGGGGGCAGACCTCGCAGTCTCCGGCCGTCTGCGTAACCTGATCACTAAGGCCGAGGGCTGGGTGCCTTTCCTACAGGCCTTCGAACGCCTGTACTCAGACTCGGACTCGTTCTTCAAGGGCGTGGCTGTGGTCTCGGAGCAAAGCAAGATCATGAAGGCCTTTGCTGACGCTGGCCTGAACCGCCCTGTCATCGGTCTCCTCGAGGACCTGCAGGACCAAGGACTTGCTAAGCGCTTGTCCAGTAAGGCAAATCCTGAGCTCAGCCCTCTCGAGGTCTACGCTGCCGACGCGGTGAAAGACATGTTCCCGATCTACAATCGGGTCGGCCTGTTCGTGCGTGAGCTCGACAAGTTCCCGGTCTTCGGTAACTTTATGTCCTTCGCCTCGGAGAACATCCGCAACTCGGTCAACATCCTCGACCGTGGCCTGAAGGAGATGTCCTTCACTGTCTCCGACCGGGTGCGCAAGCGCCTTGGAGAAGACGCCGCTCGGTCCTTCGAACGGTCGATCCGGTCGCAGGGCGCACAGCGCTTGATGGCCTATACCGCCGTTGCCGGGGTGATCCCGAAGGCCGCGGTCCGCGCTTCGATGGCCGCCACTGGCACTACACCGGAACAGATGGAGGCGATGTACGCCGAGCTTCCGGAGTTCTTTGCTGGCAACGACATCGCCGTGACAAAGAACGAGCAAAACGGCAATCTCCAGTACATCAACCTGAGCTACACGCTGCCCTACGCCTTCGCGTTTGACCCTGCAGTGGCAGGCATTCGCGCCTACAACGAGGCAGAGCGGCTCGGCAAGGACGAAGTCGATCAGATCATGAACGGCATCTGGGCCAGCGTGACGTCCTACGCCGACCCCTTTGCTTCGCAGTCCATGAGCACAGAGCGTATCCTCGATGTTCTTCCCCGTGAGATGCTTGGCCGCGGCGGGATCACGCTGACCGGGTCGAAAGTCTACAACGAGACGGACTCTTTGTCCGAGAAGGTCTTGAGCTCAGCAAGCCACCTGATGGCAACCTACCTTCCGGGCTACTTGCGGGAGTTCAGGGAAGTTCGCGGAGGGGATATTCGCCCCGGCCGGATCATGCGCGCGATGACCGATACCCCCGGTCCGCAGGGCGAAGAGTTCAACCTGCCTGCCGAGTTTGCCCGCATCGTGACGGGCTTCACGCCGATGGAGTTGAACCTGAAGCGCGACTTCCAGTTCGCGGGCAAAGAGTACGCGCCTCGTCGTCAGGATGCCAAGACTGCAGCGACCCGGATCATCCGCGCTCCTGACCGCACCTCCGAAGAGATGCTCGGTGCGTGGAACCAGTACCTCGACAACCTGTATCGTGAACAGGTTAAGCTCTACGGGGATATCCAAGCAGCTCGGACCTTGGGCCTTTCGGACAAGGAAATCCGTCGCAACCTGATCAAGGATGCCAAGCTCGGCTCCGACGAAGTGAACATGATCATGCGTGGCCAGTTCTATCCGGGCAGCGCGTCGGAAGAGATGCTCAAAGACATCCGGATGCAAGAGCGCTTTGACAGGATCAACCGGACTACCCCTGCCAGCGAGGTTCCTTTCCGGGAGTTCAACCGCATGACCCGGGCGCGCATGCGTCAGGAGCTCATCCCGGAAGAGCCTGTCGAGACGCCCGAGCCACAAACCTCTGCGCCCACAGGCGGCGGTCTCTTCGATGATGTTCCACTCACCGCCCCCTCGGGCGGCGGTCTCTTCGACGACGTCCCTGTCCTCGCACCGGGCGGCGGGGGCAGTGGAAGCCAGTCAACACAAGGGGCGGCACTGCCGCCCCCCGCCTTCGATTCAGTGCCAGCACCCTCGGCACCACAGCTGCCGACGGCACCAGCGAATAGGACCTCCTTGTCTCCGAGCCTTCTCGGAGGGGACCTTGCGTCGCAGATGTCAAATATGGAAATCGCACAGCGCCTCGGGGGTTAGCCTTCAATTTCAATGCTCATCCCAACTTGAAGGCTTTGGCCTCCAAGAAGGATGACCATGTCGTTGGCATCCTCGAGGACCTCCTCGTAAAGGTCCATGTCCCCGGTGCACTGCGCAAGAACCAAGGCGTGATGGGTCATCTTCATGATGGCCTCTATCTGTTCGTCGGCCATGTCTTTCAGGCCAACCGTCTTCATGTCTTTCGGGATCATCCGACCTCTCCCCAGTTGTTGCCGAGTTCTTGGTCCACCTTGCTGGGAATCTTGAGAGACAACCCTTCCTCCATGATCTTGGTGATGCGGGTTGCCTGCTCGTCGGACTCCACGTTGAAGCACAATTCGTCATGCACCGTGAGGAGCGGGACCAGTCCCTCCTCGTAGCATTCTGCCATGGCGAGCTTGTTCTGATCGGCAGCGGAGCCTTGGATCACACGGTTCAAGGCTTTGTAGGTAAACGCCCGTCTCAGGCGACCCATCCCACCGTACTCGCGCTGCGCGTCATCGTACTTCATGGGTTTATTGTACCCGAAGGTCGCGGGTTCCCAAAGATCAAAGCGGCACAGGCGTCCAAGAATGGTGCGGATGCGCCCCTCTCTTTCGGCCCGGGTCGAAGCAAGAGTTGCCAGCTTCTTCACGAACGGCACCTTCTCTTGATACTCCGCCATGAGCGCCTTGGCCTGCACGTCGGACAGCCCAAGCTGGTTGGCCAGCTTGCCTACGCCCATGCCATACATGATGCCGAGGTTGATGGTCTTGGCCGCCTTCCGGCTGATGCCTGCCATGTCTGCCACCATCTGGTGCAGGTCGGCATCGCCACGCTGGTACTCTTCGACGATGGACTTGACCAACGGATCGCGCTCCGTGTCGGGGTGACTGGCCGCGAAGTGCACCAAGAGCCGCGGTTCTTGGGACGAGTAGTCGAACGATCCCCACCTGCAGCCATCCTCCGGGACAAAAAGTCCCCGGATTATTTTCTTGATGTAGGGGTCCCGGGCCGGGATTTGCTGGAGGTTCGGGTTCGAAGAAGAGAAGCGCCCTGTCACCGTGCCACCATCGTCGGAGCGGAGCTGGTGCATTTCGCAGTGGATGCGGCCGTTCTTCTGGTAGCGCAGGATCGAGTCGATGAACGTGCTGTCTGCCTTGTCCATCTCGCGCAACGTGACGAGGGCCTTGGCCACCGGGTGCTCCATGGCCTGCAGAAATTGTTTGGTGAACGACGGCGCTCCGGCCTCGGTCCTTGGATACTCCAGCCCGAGGGCGTCGAACATCTTCTGCACCGAGGCGGCCGACCACGGATCGACCTTGACCCCGGACTCCTTGCCGATCCAGTCGGACATCTCGTTGGCCCGCTTGCGGAGCTCCTTCTTCGCCTGCTCCGCCTTGTCCAGATCGACCTTGACCCCGCGCATCCGCATCTCGATCACGGCGGGCAGGACCCTGTGCTCCAGCGTCAGGACGGACATCAGGCTTTGATCCTCAAGCATGGGCTTGAAGCGCTCCCAGAGCTTGAGCGTCAGCACGGCGTCTGCCTCGGCATAGACGCCCACATAGCGGGCGGGCAGCTTCCACATCTCCGACTTGGGGTCGATGCCCCACTCGGCCGCCGCCTGCCGCAGGACCTTCTCGTCCTTCCGCATGCCGAGGTAGTCCTTGCCCAAGAGGTCGAGACGGTAGGACATCCTGTTCTCGTCCAATAGCGGGGCTGACAGCATGGTGTCAATGATTGGGCCTTGAATATTAACACCCTCGGCCATGAGCCAGCCCGTATCGTAGCTTGCGTTGTGCATGACCTTCGTCATGTGCGGCGTGGCCAGTTGCTTCTGCAGCCAGCGCAGCGTCAGCTTCTTGTCGAGGTTCGGCCCGTTGGCGTGGGCAATGGGGAAGTAGCCAGAGAAGTCCCCGGCCGCGACGGCGATGCCGATGACCTCGCCGTTCTTGGTTGCCCAGCCGGGTCCCATCTCCGTCAGTTGCGGGTCCCTCGTTTCAAGGTCGATGGCCATCAGCGTGTGTCGCGTCAGGTCAGGGAACTCGGAGGGCATGAACCACTCGACGTCCGGGTTGGACAGGTCCATCTTCAGCAGGAAGTCGTCCGTGCTGACGTCGAAGCGATCCTTGGTCACTGTGCACACTCCCCTGCGATGGCGGCGTATGCGGCCGCATCAACGTAGTTGTCCTCATGGTATCCGGCCAGCGACCGAGCGGCCTTGAGCATGGTCATCATCCACGCCACATCCTCCGCCGATACCTCGACAAGACAGTTGTTGCGCTGGGTCAGGTAGACCTGCCAGAGATCAGCGATGTTCGTCAGGTTGTCTTTGACAGGGCCGTAGGAATCCTGCCGCTCGCCGCCAGTCACCTCGACTGCGCGCTTCAAGATTTCGATTCTCTTCGGATCAGAGGACATAGCGATACTCCTTGTCGGTGTGCACGAAGACGAGGTTCTTTTTCGCACGGCTTCCACAGACGTACATGACCCTGTGCTCGTCATCAGGGAACTGGGTATTGACGCAGGCCTTGGTCGAGGACAGATCGACTGCGACGTTGTCCTCCTCGCCACCCTTGGCGGCATGCCCCGTCGATAGTTTGATCCGCGGCTCACCGGAGATGTCCTCCCCCCGGCGCTCGAGACTGCGGATGTAGTCGGCGTCGTAGGCCCCAAGGTTCAAGACCCGAAGCGCATCGACCCCCAGATCGGCGATCATCCCCGCCGACGATACTAGATTATCGTAGCCGTAGAGACCTTCGGGGTTGAAGGCCTCCAGCAACTTGCCTGACCCACGCTTCAGTGCTGCAGCATCCCCCTGCTTTGGCAGCAACTCGTACAGGTCTTTGATCGCGCCGACTGGGAGAAGCTCCCCCTTCTGCAGCCTGCGCCAGTTTTGAATTGCAGCGGCCAGCTTGGGATCGACGGAGTTGCGGCCGTAGACCTTGAACATGTAGCCGTCCTGCCGCAGGCGCTGGGCCCAGTCCTGCACGTAGGAGTTTGTCCGGGCCAGCACCATCCACTTGCCCTCCCGCAGGTCAAGGTTCCGAGGGCCCATGACCCTGCTCACCGAACCCTCATGCTCGGCCGGGTAGAACTCCTTGGGCAGGCGGTCGCGAATGCGGCCGGAGATACCGACGCACGTCTCATAGACAGGGCGCGGCAGGCGGTAGCTCTGGGAAAGCACTTCGATGTTTCTCGAGCTTTCCATGAAGAGCTTGACCCTGACGCCAGCCCAGCGGTGGATCGCCTGATCGTCGTCTCCCGCATAAATTATCCGGTCGGCGCGGAGTGACAAGATATCTACCATCAGCCACTGCAAGGGCGTCAGGTCCTGCGCTTCGTCGACCACGAGGAGCTTGAGCCTCGGACCTTGGAGCTCTTGCACCACGACCTCGTTGATCATGTCCACGAAGGAGAACTTGTTGTACGTACTCTTGTACAACATGAGCTCCTGCTCGACCTTCCTGAGCATGGGCCACGACAGCGACCAGTCGTTGGTCTCGGCAAACTCACGCTCCAGCGGAAGGCACCGCATCAGCGCCCGCTCGATAATGGCGACATACTTGTCTCCGCCTACGGTCTGGGCAACGATCAGACCGTCCCTTGCGGAGCGGTCATCGACGCCCTTGATGTCTAGGCCAAGGCTCTTGCCGAAGTCTTTCCAATCCGCCTGTGTCATGATCTGAGACGGGGAGATGCCGAGCAGGCGGAGGCCAAGAGCGTGTAGGGTCTGGAAGTACGGCAGGTCTTTTGGCGTGAGGTTAAACCTAGCACAGGCGCGAGACCGAGCCTCCTCCACCGACTTGCGAGTGAAGGAGACCATGGCAATCTCGTCAGGCCTCGTTCCCCGTGCCAGCTCCTGCTCCACCTCCCAGATCAGTCTGTGGGTTTTTCCGCACCCGGGGGGACCGAGCAACAGCTTTTTCCGTTCCGTGAAATTTGCCTCTTGGTCGCGCATAGAGCCACTCCTCAATCTCTTTTTTCGAGAACCGGGACACCGAGTTCTGATCCATCTCATCGCCAAGCGAATAGGGCTTCGGGAACTTGTCGTCCTTGATCCACTTGTACAGGGTTGATTCCGACAGGTTCAGCCATCGACACACGTCAACGGCCCTGAGCATTCGGTCGTCCTGCTCAGAAGGGAATACGGGCAGCTTCATCGTTCGTCTCCACTCTCATATCTACTTGCTCTTCTTTGTAGGCTGGGACCCACCAGACCCGCACTGTGGTCGTGCCCCCATCCTCTCTTCTCAAGCCCTGATGGCCATGGCAGGGGCGGCCGTCGTTCAGGTCCTTGATGAAATTCTGCACCTGCACCCGGCTCACGTTGGTGAACCCGCGAAACTTCAGAAACTCCATCAAGCCTCCAAAGGTAAACTTCGTGAGGCCCTTGTCCGTCCAAGGTTTGCCCATCGCAACTTCCTCGACCACCATGGCCCGGATGTTGCTGGTGCAATACTCCCGGATCAGGTCTTCGAACTGGCCGCGCAGCGTCAGCTCCGGCGGAGCCTCGAGGTGGATGGCGGTGTCGAGAAGACCGTTCACCACCTTGTTCCACTCGGCCGCCTTGATCGTGGGCGGCATGCGGTCAACCTGCTCGACGCATACGCTTTGGAAGGCGGTCTGGCTGGTCAATTGCTGCGAGGTGATCTCAAGACGCTTGCCGTCGTAGTCGAGGAAGAACATCTTGGGCGACGAGTTGAGGATCGTCATCCCCGTCAGCTTTGGAAACTCCACAGACCCGCCACTGCCGATGCCAAGCTTCCGGGTGCGGCACAGGTCCTTGTTGCAGAAGTTGCAAAGCGGCGTGGCCGTGCACTGATAGCCGTAGTCCTTCTTGTCGTGTTGCTTCTGAAGGCCGACCACCTCTTCGGCACCCAGCGGGTTCTCGCAGTAGCGGACGTTGCTCTCCTCAAGCATCCGCTTCCACCCGTCAGAGCTTGCCTTCTTGTGTGCCGTAGTCAGATTGAACAGGGTGGTGTTGCGGTAGTCGTTGATCACACCCTGCAGAATGATCTGCTCGAGGCAGGGCGGATAGTCCTTCAGGTCTTCCCGCTTCTCCACGTGCGGCGCAATCTCCAGCTTGGACAGCGGGACACGCGTCGCCTCGACCTTATCGAGAAACTCCTCGAGCGACATAGCCTCGCCCGTTTCCGACACGGCGTAGCGCACCGTCTCGTCGGCGTTGAAGTAGGGCGAGTTGATGAAGTTGCCCACGTCTCCGCGGTCAAACAAAATCTTGTCCTGCTTTGGGAATATCTCCCGGCCAGCGTAGCCCAACAGGGCTGCCACCTCGGTCAGATATTCTCGGACCATGGCCGCTGGATACCACCCGTCCAAGAACAGGTAGAGGTGAGCGCCGCCAGACTTGGAGCGGCACTGCACGAGCGGTAGCTTCTGGCTCTTGATACGAGAAGCCAGCGCTTTGTGATCAAGGTCGTAGTCATCGATGTCGATGGCTCCAAACTTGCATTCGTTCTTGGAATTGATCGGGATCGACCCGACGCCCTGCTTCCCAGCAAGGTGCGCCTTGACGTGCTCCTCCGTCATCAACTCCCGTATGACATAGCTGTTTGCTTCTGCCTTGCCGTTTCTCGCAACTCGGCCCACGGTCGTTCGACCGTGCGCCAAGTCCGATCCTTCGAAGGCAAGCAGAAGACGTCTGGCAAGGGACATTGTCTTCTCCGGGCGCGGAAGGTGGGAGGGGGCTCACGCCCCCTCATGCTCAAAACGGGCTGTCGTCGTTTCGAGCGCCGCCGCCGTCGCCACCGCCGTGGTTCTCAGCCTGTGCCTTGAGCTCGCCGCGCATGACGCCGTCGCGGAAGGCTTTACCCTCCATCAACAGCTCGCGGGTCTCAACCATCCCAACCTTCTCAACAGACCAGTTGTAGAAGTCGCCCTTGTCGTTGGTCTCTTCCACGGTCTTCAAGCGCCACATAAATCCGAACACGGGCGGGGATTTGATTTCGCCCGTTTCCGGATGCCGAACCTTCAACTGGTTGATGTTTGTCTTCCAGCGGCGCGAGACCTTGAGCTGAGTAGACTTCATGTCAATCACGACAGGCTGGGTGATGCCGTCTTCCCCGACGATCAGGCAGAAGTGTTGGTCAGACTTCACCAGCTCGTTGCCATTCGGCAGGATTTCCTTCGAGCCATCACGCGAGGTGCGCTGCAAGATCGGATCGTTGGGACCGATCTCGCCACGGAACCCGCCGCCTGAGGTGCGAGGAACAAACTCCAGATACTTCGTTGTCTGGAAGCAGGGCACCACGACAAGGCCCGTCTCCCCGGGCCACATCTCTCCGGTCAGCGTATTGTACGCATCACCTGCCGAGAGGCCTTCGATGTACTCGCCCTTCTTCTTGTTCAGTTGAGGCGACAGCGACTGCGCCACACGAACAAACGGGATTTGCATCTCCGACGAGTCGAACGATGTGCCCTCCCCGGCCATGTCGAAGATGTCGTTCATCAAGTCGGTGGACAGGGCGGTCTCTTTAGCTTTTGCCACAGCAGTGGTCATGATTATTTCCTCCGGATTTCAGCAGCGTTGACGACGTAGGCACCGAACATGTCGAGGTCGATGGGCTTGCCATCCTCGACGCGCTCTTTGACAAACGCTTTCAACGTCATGGGGTGGATGTGGGTCTTCACGTCTGGGTCGAAGCCCTGCTCACGCAGGATGCCGACAGCGTTCTTCGCGGCGTTGTCTTCGCCACGACCAAAGGACACCACCACGTCGTTCTTGATGATGTCGTCGAGGCCGTTGTCGCGCAGCCAACCGAAGGCCTGCTCCCGGTTCTCGTCAGAGATCGAGGCAGACACGATGAGCTTGCGGGTAACGGTGACGCCGTCCACGTCCAACCGATCCACGCCCATCTCGTCCATGACGCCGGGGATCAATTCGGTGGTGAGCTTCTGGCGCTCCTGCTTGAGACCCTTCAAAGCCTGCTCGGCCTTGTCGATGTCGGAGTCAACGGCCCGCAGCTTGCGGACGAGGTCGCTCAGGTTCTTGGTCTCTTGGGTGCCTACGTTTGACAGCGCGTCGGCTTCGCTGAAGATGTCGTCAAAGATGTTAGTCACAAGTATATCCTCTTCAGGTTTGTGGTTGAACAACAAGTCGTCTTGCTGTACATGGAGTATATCGGAGGATATGCCATGACTGTCAAGCTGAATTTTAAGACGACGCCATATGCCCACCAAGTGACCGCGCTTGAGCGGTCCATGGACCGCGAATCCTATGGCTTCTTTATGGAGATGGGAACAGGAAAGTCGAAGGTCCTGATCGATACCATCTCGAACCTGCACCTCGAGGGGAAGATAGACTTCGCCTTGATCATCGCGCCGAAGGGCGTGTACCGCAACTGGGTTGCCAAAGAAATCCCGGAGCACATGCCGGACGAGATCGAGAAGCGGGTGATTCGCTGGGTCTCGTCTGCCAACAAGCAGCAAGAGGCCGAGATCAAGTCGGTCGGCAAGGCCTTCGGTGGCCTGACCATCTTCGTCATGAACGTCGAAGCCTTCTCCGCCCTCAAGGGCAAGCAGGCAGGCGAGTGGCTGGGCAAGAAGTTCGGGCACCGTGGTCTGATCGGCATCGACGAATCGACCACCATCAAGAACCACAAGGCCAAGAGGACCAAGGCCCTCGTCAAGATCGCCTCGCTCTTTCGTTACCGCCGCCTGCTGACAGGCTCGCCTGTGACCAAGTCGCCCATGGATGTCTATGCTCAATGCGAGTTCCTCGGACCTCGGCTCTTGGGCTGCGATAGTTACTACGCGTTTCAAGGGCGCTATGCCGTGACGCAGAAGCGCAAGATGGGGGTGCACAGCTTTGAGCAGATCGTGGGCTACAAGAACCTCGAGGACCTGTCGTACCGCATCGACCAGTTTGCCTACCGCGTTCTGAAGAAGGAGTGCCTCGACCTGCCGGAGAAGACGTACACCGCCCGCTATGTGTCGATGACGGACGAGCAGGCCAAGATGTACGAGGAGATCAGGAAGGAAGCGTTCACCTTGGTCAACGGGACAGAGCTTGTCTCCACTCCTGTCGTCATCACCCAGCTCCTCCGCCTGCAACAGGTGCTGTCTGGCCATCTCAAGACAGACGACGGCGAGGTGTTGACGTTCAAGTCGAATCGCATGGAGGCTCTCCTCGAGATCATGGAAGAGCACGATGGCAAGGCCATCATCTGGTCTCGCTTCCGGCACGACATCATCGGCATCACCGAGGCGCTGCGCAAAGCCTACGGAAACGATGTAGCCGCCAGCTACTTCGGCGACACCTCTGACGAGGAGCGCAATCGCATCGTCCGTGACTTCCAGATACCGGGCCACCCGCTGCGATTCTTTGTGGGCAACCCCTCGACGGCAGGCTATGGTCTGACGCTGACCGAGGCGAACCTTGTGGTCTACTATGCCAACAGCTTTGACCTCGAACATCGGCTGCAGTCAGAGGATCGAGCGCACCGCATCGGTCAGAAGAACCCCGTGACATACGTCGATCTGATCACGGAGAAGACGGTGGACGAGAAGATCGTGGCGGCGCTGCGGAACAAGATCGACATCGGCGCTAAGGTATTGCGGGAGGAGGCTCGGACATGGCTGCAACTCTGACACGGATGCAGGAGCTCGACATCATCACGGGCGACGACATCATGGCGCAGTGGCAGTTCATGAAGGCGGTCCTCGAGTTTAAGTTCGGGGACTTGTCGAAGGAGGATGCTCTCGCCCACATGAGCTACTTCAGTGGGCTCGAGGTTTTCTTTTGCGAGATCATGCTCAAAGAGATGTGCAAGGAGCGCTTGGCTACCCTTATGATCTCTTTCCCGAAGCTGGAGCCGTGCCCTCCACCGTACTACCCGCTGCCGATTGAATCGCGTGGTACTTTTCGCGGATCATCACGGCGAGCTGGCGTGCCATCGACCGATCTTCATGCTCCGCGATGATCGACAAAAGCTGGTGGTCGTCCGCAGGGACGGCCACGTTCTTGAAGACCTGATCTTTGTGGGCCATTGTTCGTAAACTCCAACAGACTTGTGTTTGGGTTATACACTTCCTGTGCCTCGGGGACAAGGCTCTTTGACCTCGGGCCTTGGTTCATGTATGCTCCGCCCGAAGGTAAGCAGGGAGCCCTGACCATGAGCCGCAAGTATAGTGCACGAAGCCTGAAGAACCTGAACGGCGTCCACCCTGACCTCCGCCGGGTCATCGACCGCGCGCTGCTGGACAGCCCGCTTGATTTTGTCGTCATTGAGGGGCTTCGCACTAAGGAGCGGCAAAAGCAGCTCGTTGCCAGCGGTGCCTCAAAGACCATGAACAGCCGCCACCTGACGGGCCATGCCGTGGACCTTGTGCCCATCGGGCCGAATGGCAAGGCTGCCTTTGACTGGCCGCTCTACGACAAGCTCGGCCCTGCCGTGAAGGCGGCGGCAGAGAAGGAGGAAGTGGCTCTAGACTGGGGCGGCGACTGGACAAGCTTCAAAGACGGCCCGCACTTCGAGCTCGACCGCAAGGTCTATCCCGAGGGCGACTGGACAAGCAAGGCCAAGCCCCCGGCAGAGCGCACTGATCCGTCGCAATCGACCACTGTACGGGCTTCCGCCGTACAGATCGCGTCAGGCGCTGGCGCTGGGGTCGCGGCCGTCGGAGCGCTCGATGGTGTGGCACAGGTTGTGGCGCTTGTGTTCGCTGGCATCGTGGTTCTTGCCGCAGCCTACATCATGCGAGAGCGCATCAAGAAGTGGGCGGAGGGCGTGCGATGATCCCTCTCCGTTTCCAACTCTACGCTGCCGTTGCTGTCGCCTTCTTCCTCGGTGTCCTCGGCATCCGGTCCAAGTGGATCAGCGACGGCGAGGACAGAGTCCGCATGAAGATGGCGGACAAGAAGATCAAAGCAATCAAGGAGGCACAGGATGTGCGGAACGAAGTCGAGGCTTTTGATCGCGACACTCTTCGTGGCAGGGCTACTATCTGGGTGCGTGGCAACAAGCCCAAGCGGTGACTTCTGCGACATCGCCCGCCCGATCTACCTCAACAGCGAAGAGGTAGTTGACTGGCTCTTGGAGAACGACGAGGCGCTGTTGCGTGATCTCGTCAGCCACAACGAGCTGGCTGCGGATTGCGGCAGAAAAGGGTAATCGCGAGGGGCGCTCTGGTGGAAACAAGCCGTAGCGCAGTCTGGTTTCTGACCAACACAAAGCCACCCGTGACGGTTTCTAGATTGTGTTGCGCCCCTCGAATCACTTTTACCAAGTCACTCCGCCGCCTTCAAGAGGCGTAAGACAGAAGCCTCAACTTCTTCTGCTACAGCCTTGAGGCTGTAGCTTTTTTCTTGTTCGGCAAGCCGGATCAACCGCTTCAGCAGGTTCACCAGCCTGATCTCTTCGCTGCTCATGGCATCCCTCTCAACGGTCGGCATAGGCGTCCGGCTTTAGCTGTTCGATGTCCGTGGAGAAGTATACCTTATAGGCCACGTCAGTGTGTGTAAAAATCTCGGAGCGATACATCTTCTTCGCCAAGCACATGGATCGCAGGATGTTGCCGACAGACGATACCTTGCGGTGATCCCACTCGTCCTTGTAGTCCGGCTCCCGCTCGAAGATTTCGCTGAACATGTCCCGAGTTGTCCAGACCGAGCCGTCATCCGTCAGCTTCTCGATCTGCTTGCGCAACTCTTCGTCCGTCATCTCCTTCCGCTTTGGCACAGGAGGGGGGACATAGGTTGCAGGGCGGTGCTGCACCTGCGGGGTATTCCCGTTCGGGTAAATGTAGATCGCGCGCCACGCAACTCGGTCCCTGTGCTCTTCCCCGTTGGGGATGATCCGAGCCCTGACAGCATCGCCCGGCAGCATGTTGAACCGCTGCGCTACGCCCTGCGGGATGAAGACTTGGCCATCAAAGTTTCCGTTGATGGACTTCGCAAAGGCTGTTCCGCTCATGCCAATCCCGTGAATGACGAGCTCTTCGTCTCGGACATCGGATGGTTTGAAGTCTCTGTTGTTCATCTTAGTGTACCTTTTTCTTGGTCAGGGCTTTGTCTTGTTCTTCGACGTGGATGGCCACGTCCCGTAGTATCCTAGAAATCTTTTCTGGACCCATGCCGCAGGTTCTGGCGTAGGTCACGCCCGTGGTCAGCAGCAGGGTAATCCCCTTGCTTGCGTCCGGGGAATAGGTGTCCGTCAGCAGCATCAGAAATGCCGAAAGCTGATACCCGGTCATGTCTTCCGGCATCATCTTCATGACCGCCTCCAACGTCTCTGGCGTCATGCCCCTTGGTTTCTCGTTCATGTCAGATTCTCTCCTTTTGTTTGAGAAGGGCGCGTTGGATGGCTGCGGGACTGCAGGACCAGACGGCGTTGCCCTTCTTCTTGGGAACGTGGACCTCGGACCTTGGGACTTTGACCGAGGCCGGGATTTGCGGTGAGAAGATCGACATGGGCAGCATGATACCGAACCGCTCGCAGGCCGCTTCGATGGACTTGGGGTGGAACCCATAGTGCCGCGCTGCTTGGGCCTTGGACCAGCCCTTCTCGAGACAAGCCTCGATCATATCTTTAGTAATCCTCTTCCTTCCGCCATACATTAGCTCTCTCCTTTATGGCATTGATCTCAGGTAGATTTTGCCTGAGCATATACAAAATAAGCTGAAGCTGCTCGGAGGTACACCAAAGCCCACCCGGCACGCGCACAAAGCCAGCGGCGCGGATGGCCTGTGCTTGGGGCGATGTGTCGTGCCGGGTGCGGGTCATGGGGCTTTGATCTCTTCGAGGGTGGTGCGGGCCTTCTCTGCCAGAAACTTATTGCCAGTGTCCTTGGCGTATCGCTCTAAGCGCATGGTAAAATCCACCAAAACGGCTAACTGGTTTATGCGTTTTTGCGCCTCTATTTCCCAAGAGTTGTCACTCATTTCACGCAACTCCCCTGCACCCACTGCTTGTCGGCGGCGATGCACTGTTCGTAGCGCACCTGACCGCGCTCCAAGTCAGCGAAAATGATTTGCCCCATGCCGTAGAAAAATAGTCCCGCAACGGCGGTGATTGCCAGCGGCACGGCGTTGTCCCAAAAGTCTCTCATGGCTCCACCTCCGCATCGATAGGCAAGGTCTCGCAAGTCATCGAGTAATCATAGCCCAGCGTGTCGCCCACGATTTTCATGGACGCCCGGCAGGCTTCCTCGGTCAGGTATGGGATGCCAAAGGTGTCGCCCTCGAGCGGACCTCCCTGCATCGTCACCCACAGGATTGTCATGTAGATCAAAACGGGCACTCCTTGCCTTGCTTGTACCAGTCGCTCGTCTCCGCTTTGGGATAAACCTTAGACTGGGGGGTGGTTGTAGGTTTTTCAGCATGCTTGGGACGCAGGCCCATCTGCTCCATGAACAGGGCGAAGTCGCCGTAGACCTCGGGGGTGAGGGTGCGGTCAGTCATCGCGCTTGACCTCGTCGTACATCCACTGGCCGTTCTTCTCGCCGTAGTCGTCCTGAAGCTTGTGCAAGAGCCAATCGCCACGGTCCTCGTCGTCATCCAGATCGTCCGCCTCGATCTCGCCCGAACCGTGGCAGCTTTCGCAGACGTCTTCGTATTCCTCCACAAAGCCCACGTCGCGCGACGGCGAATGGCAGTGGACGCGCTCATAGGTCACCGTTCCTGAGCCGTTGCACTCTGGGCAGGCTTTTAGATACTGGGGCACTCTTAGATGCTGTGGCATCACCACCTCCCCAACCGTTCCAGCGCCGCATACGAGCGGGTGAATGACTTGATCAGCCGTTCTGTGCTCTCGATCCTCGCCTCTAGGTTCTTCAGCAGGTCCCCGACATATCCAAGCCCGGAGATTTCTGCGTTGGGGTGATCGACGAGCAGGTCCGACATGCGCTCGGCCTGAACCATCATCGCTTCCCTGTATTCGTGCAGCCCACACAAGACGATGTGGGTGTCCAATGCGCCCATGGAAATCGCCATCACACCACCTCCCCGCACGCCCGCAGCAAATTCTTCAAACGCTGCACCAGCTCCGCGCGCTGCATGTAGAACATCATCTGGCTAACGTCCCCGTAGTCAGGGACCTCGCCAAACTTCGTGGTGGTGATGTCGTTCTCGGCGCACTCCAGTGCCACCTTGGCTTGATCTAAAGTCAGCACGATCATCGGCTCTTGGTCCTTGGACATTAGTTTGCTCCTTCCTTGGTGCTCGGCTCTTGGTCCTTGGGCCAACCCATCTCGCGCAGGTTCGCCACGACATAAGGCACCAGCGCCGTCGATGCCTGCGCCGCCTTCTGAGTCGCGTCCTTGGGCGGCTCGACAGGCAGGTACTTGTGGAGCTCGACCTCAAGCATGTCCTTGGCCTGCTTCAACGTGCGGATGCCCCGCAGCATGGTGTAGAGCTTCTCGCGCATCGAATTACGGGCCTTGCCCTGCTCTTCCGCGCGCCGCACGGCCTTGTCCACCGCAACTCGGACCTCGGCCAAGAGCTGCTTGGTCAGGTCGCCGTCCATGTCGTTGTAGTGCGGGCGGTTCAGATAGAGGGTGTTGTGGGTGGTCTCGGTTCCCCAGTAGACATTGCCAATGCCGCCAGCGTAGTCGCCGTAGGCCACGCAGTGGCGCTGAGACAGGAACTTGCGGGTGTCTTGGTTGTCGTAGACAACCTTCACCTCGGCAGGCATCAACTCGTAGGCCTTCGCCTGCACGATGCCGTGGATGACATCCCCGTAATTCGTCCGAGGGATGTCGGCCATGATCTTGTTGATGATCTCGGCCTTGTGGTCCTTGTTCAGTTGCATGACGGCTACTCCTCACGCTTGCGGTTGAATACGACAGTGAACACCTCGTTCAAGATGTCGTCCATTGAACGACCCGGGTCCGAGAACGGACGGGCAGGGACAGGCTTGACAGAAGATGTGGGGGCGGGGCTTAGAGGGCCTCGGGCCTCGGACCTTGGGTCCATGATAGTCTCCAGTGCTGGTTGTAGATTGAGAATGGTAGTGGTTGTGAGTAGGTTGTGTAGCAC